AATGACAAAAGTTTCTACTTTAAAATTCGGAGATTTATATATGTGCAATTCAGCGTGGAATGAAGATACCTACATCGAATTATTAGATGACTCAGAGAACACAGTAACTTGTAAAGCTAGACACGCTTATTATTTCTTTCCAGATGCAGAAGTAAGTTGTTTCAAAGAAAATCAAGTAATATTCAGAGGGAAGGTGTTATAATGAATCACGAACAACTAGTATTAAAAGCAGTAAAGCAATCATGGCAAGAGAACTAGGAGCTATAACTCATGAAGAGTCAATAATTCTAAACACGGAAACAGTTCGTTTTATGAATGAGCACACTCGTGAACTTAATTTATGTTAACACACAATTCCTTGTAGGTGGGACGGTTAAACCTTCAATCCAACACAAAGGAGGTGAACACACATGATAGTACTTAACTACGTTCTAATCGTACTCTCCCTAGCACTCTTTATTTACTCCGGAGATACGAACATACTAATCGCTGTAGGTCTGTTCTCAATCGCGCAATCGATAACAAACCTCAAAGTTAAAATCCATAAGAAATCTCGCTATTAGTAACAAGGCGGTGGAGTCAAAACGGCTCCACCGTTATTCCGTTCTTAAGGCTTAATCAAAATTCCAGCCTTAAGTAAATTCAGCATAAGTATATTCTGTTCAGCCGTTCCTTTATAATCAAGGATTCCATTAACAGCCGCAATTTTTTTCCTGTACTCATAGCTTCCATCAAACCCGATACTTTCTAAAGCCTTGCTGATACTCTCTCCGTTAAACACATCATTCAGAAACAGTTCGTATAATTCTTTTGGATGTAGACTTAAAATGCTTTCGTCAAATGCGTTAAGGTCAACTTTCTGTTTGATTCCATCCACAAACCCCTTGCTAGTATACTGCCAACCTATCTGATTCGGCAAATTCGGGTTCAAACTTCCCACAGGAATATCTTCCTCAATCGGATAAGAATTTATTTTATTATCGTGAGGGTATCGAGCCGCCCACACAATTGGCTGTAGTTTTAGCACTTCTTCATGATTGAAATTATGTTCATTCCAAAATGACAACCCTGTGTACAGGCCAAATTTAAAACCGGCTTCTTTAATCATATTTGCTTCATAACAAATAAGATTAGTAAGTTTTTCTGAACCTAATTTGCGCAAACTGTCGTCCTCTACATCCAGATAGATAACAGAAACATTGTCTTTGAAAACATCCAACAAAAGATTCAACACACCCTTTATTTCCTCATATGCATCTGCCTGATTTGTAGCGTACATATATTTATAAATATCATACGGAATACCGTATAATTTACAATTATTCGCATGCACATAAAATTGTGTATCAGGCTTATTATTTTTTGTAGTAGCGCGTAAAATAGCATACTCAATTTTCTTATGCGCTTTTTCCCAGTCAATATCTGTCTGATTAGCACTTAAATCAACACCTTTAATCATGCAAGTTTTCCTCCCCTTTTTTGTTAATCTTCCCTCTCACGTCTTTTACATAGCGAGTTAAAAAGTCAGGAATCGGAACTCCCAAACCAGCAACGTTTTCCAGAATACTGAGCAACTCATTTAAGATAAACCATACAGTCACCAGTAATCCGAAGAACATTGTAATCTCATATTTCAGCCCCATAATAGACAATGCATACATGATAATGTAATCAAAAAACATAGCCACAATTATCACGCATAAATAACCAACCTTTTTAACAATTCCCTTAACACCCGCTTTAGAGCTTAATCCTTCTTTTTCCGCGTTGTTCACACAGCCGCTGATAAAATCCACAACCATGCAACACAGAAGTATAACCATGACTGGAAACATAGCTTGTGTTTCTGCTGTTACCCATGTAAGTAAAAGTGTAAGCCCGCTGTGTATTGCTATTTCCATATTTTTCATGATTTCTATCCTTTCGGTTTGTAGTACCCGTTTCCAATAAAATAAAACAAGGTATCTCTATATTTTACAATATCTGTACTAATACGTCTAACTTGCCACGGTAAAAAATACAATGGATTCTGTGTCATTTTAAGATAAAAATTTCCGTTCCATTCCCATAAGTATAAATATTCATTTTCTGGTTCAGGCTCAGGAGGTGGATCAGGTGGGGGAGTAGGGGGTTCAGGAGGGGGTTCAGGTTCTCCTTGAGCAAGAACTTGATACCAATACCACGCTTGACTTCCACGCTTCGGCTGATTCTGGTTGCTAGGACGTTCATAATTTTTCAACCATGCGTCGGCAAGATATTTCACACATTGTTCGTCTGTCATTCCTATGCTGGTATCTGGTGTATATTTTATGAACTCTGCAAACGTTAATGGATATTTACTTGTAGGATAATACTGTTCACGATTTTCCAGTTCCCATTGTATACGCGCAAGTTGGTGCTCATAATTGCTATAGTCTGTCCAGCCATTATCTCTACACCAATTAAAGTACTTTGTAGCTGGTGTCCACTGAACCAGACCATAACCTCCACTGGTGTTTCCCGCATTTAATCCTTCCCAGATACCCGGATTAAAAGTACTTTCCGTTTGCAAGTTACCGAACATTCCAGCAATTGCATATTCTGTCCAACCCATAGCTTTAAATAAAGGCCATAGTTCTGTAGCGTTTTCTGTCATGTCCGGTAACTGTAAGTACGCGTTACTAGTTATCATTTACCATAAACTAGCTGTGCATTGGCAAAACTTCCACTAATATTATACAGCCCAGTATTTCCAGAAATAAATCTTGAGCCATTTCCCGAAACACTTCCGGTACCTGCAAAAAATAACAATTTATAGCCATCTTTTTTTGGAATAGGTTTTATAGTAGAAGAAACAGTCATAGAATCTACAACATAATTAGTTTTTTTGGAAGTTTTTGCATAAAACCCAATTACGCATGCAAGCATAAATGTGGCGTTATTTGCCGTGGATGTAAAACCTGTATTTGTAATATTTACAGTACAGTTTGCATTTCCAAAAGCCGAAGAGGAATACCCCCCGGAAGTAATAAAAGTATATTCTTCCTCGTCTACTGTTATTGTTTCAGGGAAAGTATAATCTCCAATTGTCGCACCGGGATTTCCAGTTCCATTAGCAGATGTGAATACTGCTAATAAATAATCTCCCGCTTTTACAATACTTGATTCAAGTGCTGAAACTCTAGCGTCCAGCCCGTTAATCTGACTAACATTTCCCTGAGCCTGCTGTAAAGCCGCGTTTGCATCCGTGCTAGCCTGATTTGCGGCATTTACAGCGGCTGTAGAATTTGTATTTGCCTGACCAGATTTTGTAGCCGCATCATTTGCCTGCGTCAAAGCAGTCTGTACTTTTTCCTCGATGGTGTCAGCAAGCCCACTAATACTGTCCACCTGATTCTGAGTCTCAGTCAACGTTTTCTCAGCGTCCCCAATTCTCGCGTTGGCTTCATCCATTTTATTGGAACCTTCACCAGCAGAATTTTTGTTGTCGTTCATACCCTTGTCGATAATGCCCATTGCATCGTTAAAGTCTCCAAGGAATGTTGGTTTATCGGTATCGATGTACTGCGGAAGGCCATAGTTAGGTGTTTTGTTTGTGCTACTCATTTTGTAATCCTCCTTATAGATGCTTCACGTGAAACATTTTCTATTCATTTTTCCAGAGCGGCTATTCTCTGGTCTAAGCCCGAAATAGAGATTGCAACGTTGTTGTTTGCTTGCTGTGCTTGTGTAACCAGAGCAACCGATTTACTTACACTGCCAGTCGCATTGTTCGCATTTGTCAAAGCAGTGCTGGCAAGTGTAGCCGCATTTGTCGCAACTGTAACAGCGGTTGTTGCATTTCCATCCTGTTCATGAAATTTTGCTTCGGCCAATGTTAACTGTTCGCGCATGTTAACATTAATGGAAATCATCTGAGCAACTCTGGCAATAATTTCTTTTGCCCGCTGTAAAATCCGGTTTGCAAGTGTACCATTGCTGTTCATATTCGTATCTATTTTTGCAAAATTTTCTGTCCAATCTGCGTTTGGATACGGCGCGTCCATTTTGTTATAAATTCCGAGTTTGTAGTAGGGAGTCTGTCTTGTAAACATTAAGTTATACCTCCTTTAAGAGCAACATTTTCGATGTACATAATTACGGGAGCTTCAATAATATGTAAATCGTTTTCCGTAGTTACGTTTAACACATTAACGTTAAAATCTACTTCCCATAAATTGTGTTCAACGCTTTCCACATAATTTCTGGATTCCGTCTGATAAGTTCCGCTGTTGCTTAAAGCGGGCGCAATAATAGCATTTATTAAATCAATTCTTTTTGCAGTAACAGGAAGGTCTGCCTTGATAAGATATGGGACTGTCCCCTCTGTAACTTCTGGTACGTCATACGTCCCGGTAATTTTAAATTTTCTTCTGAAACCATTTACTGAACGTTCTATCGTTTGTATATTATTTGTGTCAAAAATCTGAATAGAAATCCTGTCCCAGAAATATGCAGTTGCATTGTACTTTTTGTAGTCAGCAGCGTTAAACTGTAAAATGTTATCACGTTCCCCAGCAGTAAGACACATCTGGTTATCCATACTTGCGACATCTTCTACAGCCGTTTGAATTCTCCCCCACTCTCCTGTCATGGGATTGTAAATCCGATGCTTGTATTTTTCATACATGATTCGGTAAGCCTGTACATCAAAGTCAATGGCTGTCATATATAATTTCTGGAAGTCAGTCCCCACATTTCCAAAAGCTTCGAACCACTCGTCAAACTGCGCCGCCGTGATAGCGTGAACTCTCAAAGCATTCCAAACATCCGTAACAGTGTTTCCAACGTGGTCACGTAAACCTGTTGTCGGATTATCAATTCTGAAACCGTCCTCATTAATCTCGTCAACTTCCAGACGCAGTTTGTCTAACTCTTCCTGAACCCAAGTTCTTGTACGTTCTATGCTGGAATCTACATAAGCAGTTAAGTTCTGTTTCATAATTTCCATATCCGCATAGATTTTTACAACATCGCTTGCGTGTTTATCACGAATATCTTTAAAGTTAGCATCAACGTACTTACGTAAATCAGTTATCATTCCCTCGATTCGCGTAACATCTTTTAGATGCTCATTCCAGTAAAACGTATCTTGCTGGTCTACATATGTACGTAATTCTGCAAGCGTTCTGTCGTGATAATCTCTTAACTGGTCAATCACTGCGGTGAGTTCCACACGTAAAGCATTAATTGCTTTGTCTGTGTATTCCTCATAATTCGTTTGTAAATCTTCCAGATACTGCACAATCACATTTACGTTGTACAGGATTTTTCCGAGATTTTCCTCAAAGGATATTGACCAGTCCCACGCAGATGGTAATGAAAGCCACGATGGAGGATTGCATACCTTTTTAGGTTTTTCTTTATCCATATTATTACCTCCCTTCTAAAATGTAAAAATTTTGAGAAACAGTCCACGGCTTACCTCTCTCACCATTTCCCCAATCACATCAGGTAACGTGTCTCGGTTTCGCTTGAGTACTTCTCCTTGTGGAATAGTGAAGCCTTTATGAGTGACCGTTTCTGTCAAATCCCGTTTACGTTCTCCCTTATCAGCGGAATTGGAATCACTACTTCCGCTACCATTGTCTGTTGTTATGTTAGTAGCGTAGTCCTCATTCCCTAAAGCACTTTCCGGTGTGTCCTCATACACATTCTTGTTGGTGTTTGTTGCGCTGGTGTGCATGTTTCCAGAGTTTTCGGTATTTTCTCCCTCATTAACCGAGCGGCTAGTTTCGTCTGAAAATGAATTTAGCAAGTCAAAATCTTTCTGCATGATTTCGTAAAGTTTATTGTATCTCCATATTACGCGTCTTATGTTACCATTAAATCGTAATAAAAACATCGTAACACTTTCGTACTCAATTTCTCGCATCAAATTGTCAGTACAAAAAAGCTGGAAGAAATCATCTTTCATTTGTTCAGAGAAGAACTGAATATTTTTGTCAATCATGCTCTTTTCGGCTGTTGCTATTCGTTCCCAAACAGGCACATCATATTCTGGTTTAAAGAAAGGGTATCTCCCTTCACCAGCGTTTTGTTTAGCAAGAGCTTCGGGGTTTTTGTCCTGTGAATAATGATAAATTATGTCACGTAATGTTGTTGTATAATATGCCATTATTCGTCACCCTCTTTCTCTTCTGTCTCGCCTGTCCCGTACCCCTCTCTATCAGAGGTATCGCTAGGCTGTAAAGTTCCATCAACTTTAGCAAGTGCATTTGCATCAAATTCTACACTTATGTTAGTTCCAAACATTCGGTTGACTTGTTCTGCACCAATTTCTCGGCTTCTCAAAGCATTATTTCTGAATCCCATAATGTGCTCATTGTTTGCGTTACCCTCGTCTACAGTAAGATGTTCCGCCTTATACACGGAAATGTTGTTGTAACCTAGCAATGAAAGATATTCCCCAAGAATCGCCATTTTTGTTTTGTCAAGCGGCTCCGTAATAATTGGTGTACTTAAATCCAGAACTTCCGGTTTGTCAGTTTCAGAAATGAATTCGTCTGAATCATCGTAAAAAATATACGGTAAACCGAGTTGCGTGTTATTAATCATTTGACGCATCGAATTCTCGTTGTCCTTGTTCGTACGAATAATTTTAGGTCTCATCTGCAAGGTAATATTTACATCCTTTGCGAGTTCCACACGCGCCAACTTTTGCGCATAATATTCGATGATTGGTACAAACGGAGAATAGGTCGCATCATTAAATACCAAAACACTGTTATCTTCATACCGTACAGTATGGTATCCGTTTGCCGTATTAACATGACGGATTCTAGGAATGTTGTAAATGTTAAATTTACCAGTGTTTGCGGAAGGAAGGGCTACCATGCCTATAACCGGGTTCTCAAAAAACAGACAATTTCCTTTCATAATTAGCGTCTGTTCTATCACTCGTTCTGAAACGGTATCAGGCAAATTATTCCACTTAAAACGGCTAATCGCTAAAACGTATAGATATCTAAGATAATTCCAGTACGTCCAATCTCGATTTACACCGCTCATAATTTTCTGGTCATACCCTACGCCACACAGACCGAGCGGATCACGGCTTATACTGCGTCTCCCCATTTTATCCCTCCTTTCTATTCATTATTTCCATAAGTTCCCACGTTTTCATAATCGTGCCAAAATGTCACGCCGTTTAAAAACATGCTTCTTATGGTATCTAAATGCTCATTCGGTATATTACCATAAATGTTAACGGTATTACACCTTACATAATTGAATCTAGGACGATTGTTTAAATATGGTATTCCGATACGGTTAGACTTGTACCCGTAAGCATCAAAGTAACTTTGCAGTTTAGAACGGAATTCTGGTTTAACCGTATACGCGCGTATGATAACATCAAGAGAACCGTTTACCGCCATCAATACCGCTTCACTTCCACCGGACGAGTTTCCAGCAAGACCTATCGCGCTTTGCATCATATCAATTTTCTGTCTGTCTCTCTCGGATGATTGCTGTTCCCTAACTGCGCTCTGGAACGTATTCGCAATTGCGTTGACAATTCCACTCGCGTCACCCTCGTTTGAAACAGCCTGAGCAATTCCACTTGCTAAGCCGGAGATTGCTCCAATAAAAATACTTGTACGATTCTGGCTGTGCACTAAATTGTTAGTACTAACTGCTTGTGATTTAGACAAAATGAATTGGTTATTCTGTACAGGAAATGATGGGAAACCTGAAAAGCTTGTTCCAGCGTTTAGTAAATCACTGTTGTTAATGTTTCCGTCATAATCGTTTGCGGACGCTAGTAGTGTTCCATCTGGTATCGGACTTCCGGTAATAGAAATTGATAACGTTGCACCGTTTATTAATTCTGGTTTAATCACAACCTTATTTCCCGATGGCATTACTATCTCAAAAAAGCTGTACGGATAACAGTATAATTTTTTCTGTGTGTACGATGGTAACATGGACTGCCAGTTGATATCAATAACACGCTTTCTAGGACTCGTATTACCGTAGCACACACCGATTCTAAATCCCATAGCGCTAGAAAAGATGCCTTGCTTTGGTACAAAATCTGCGGGAAAAGGAAACACAGAAATGATAGATTGTGCAACCCAAGCGTAGTCAGAAAGACTCGCAAAAATATCACGCAAGCTTGACGTGTTTTCGTCCACGTAATAAACACCTGCCGCAGATGGCAAACCATTTATTTCACAACCGGGGGCACCTTTTATAATTATCTCGTCTTCGGTTCCTCCAGAATTAAGAAGGTCAGCTGTGGAAATTATCAAATAGGTGTTAACCTCAGACAGCGAATCAAGCGTGTATACACTTTCCTGATTGATAACATAATCTCCATAATCAACTGGTTCCACAACCGTATTATAGTTATAAGCATAACCACGCGGTGCATGTTCACGCGCAATGTCGCAATCTCGTATTACTACGTTATTAAAATACGTCTGCCAAGCATCTAAGTGAAAGCGTATCAAAGATGTTTTGGGATTAACATACTCAATTGCATCAACAAAACAGTACATCCAAATGCCGTTATATTGTGTGTTTCTGAATCGCATATAGTTAGATGCAAGTAACGTTTCTGCATTGTAGTTAACCTGTAGTGCTCTGTGTTCACGTATGTATTTAAACGTAAAATTGCCCGCTATCACTTTACCGTCAAAATAACTATCTCTTGCCGACTCAGACGCAAAATAAAGTTGACGATTTTCCGCTACGGGAATATACCCTAAGAGCTGGAACACGTTTGATTGCATTGCTCTTGTTTCTACATCTGTCATAAAATCCATGTTCATGCACCGCCTTTATTTTCAGCCACCTGCCGCAGTAACAGCTTTCTCCCCATGAACGGAGTTATCCAAATACGGCGTAGCGTAAATAGTAAGATTTCCTTTTTCCTCGGCTCCTACGCTCAGAACTCCCTGATCATTCATACGTGTACTAGAGGACGTGTTTCCGAGAACAGACCACATAACCGCCTGAGAGGGCTTGTTGGTTCCGGTTACTGTGGCTGTGTATACAGAACTTCCACCCGGAGTGTAAGTACCCGCACCAGCAATGGTTACACTGGCAACAGTCGGAAGAGCGGCAGTCGTAATCGCAACGGCATTATGGAACGGGGAAAGGAAATAAGTCTGCCATACGTGCAACCAATAATTCCAAGACAGTTTTTCACGGTCATAAAAATCATTTGCTTCGAAAAGATTATCGTAAATGTTCAAGAATTCCTCGTCTGCAATGACAGCTATGATTTCAGGGTGATTCGGAATCTCAGGAATCAGGGTAATTCTGCCGAGGAATCTAGCCTCGTCCATGTGAAAAGCATAGGCAAGAGCCTGTACGCTTGTCACGGCATCGGCCTTTGGGGTTATGAAAAGACGCTGATCTTCTAACGATGTTGTGTTCATTACACCAGCGGCGTTCATAGAGCGAGTCGGAAAACGCAACGTATTGGACGCAATTCTAAGAGCGGTAAGAAAACTTTTTGCTGTTGTTTCGTCTGTAGGCTCGTCTGCGTGAACCAATTTAAACTTTCCGCTGTCTATATAATCCACAAACAGCGCGAGTGTGTACGCAAATTCAGCTACATCATTGCTGGTGTACATTCCGTTTATTACACGGTCAACCAAAGATGCAACGCCTTCTTCGGAGTAAAACGCGGCCTGTAAATCGCGTCTCCAAATGGTCTGTTTAAAATAGTCCTCGCGATTACGATTGTGATATGCAACTTTAAGGTCAGGTTTTTCTGTTTTCAGCATTGCCCACGGGTCAGTATCTTCCCCATATGCGTGCGCTGTTGCAATATCCACCCAGATATCCTCTATCGTATAACCGTACGGAATCATACCACGTTTAGCAAAGCCAAACGGGTTGGTAAAGTACATCTTATTAACTTTTGTGAAGGAAACCTTGTTCACCAAAAAGTCGAAAAACCGGTTCATAACAGGCTCATAATTCATAAGAGTTCCACCGAATTCGCGAATGTTTGTGCTAACCGGGTCAGGCAAAAGCCCCTCATATTCTGTGCCGTCAAGACTTGCTCTAAAATCTGCTAACAGTGTCTTAACATTTGTTACTGCATTTTTTACTGCCATTTCTTAACCCTCCTTTACAGGTTTAAATAGTCCTCGATTTTAATTTTCGGGACTTCTTTCTTTTCTTCATTCTGCACAATATCAGCAATGACTTCTTCCTCAGCAACACTTGGCTTTGTGAAATCATTAATGTACTGCGCACGGATTCTGTCGCGGTCACGTTCCACTTCACTGTAATACGCCGCCGCTTCATTAATTGCCGAACCGATAAAAGTTTCGTCATAGACTTCGCCTTCTTCCAGTTCTGTGCCAGCTATCCGTCTTAGCATCCTCAAAAGCTTCTCATTCATGCGTCTTTCTCCTTCCCTTATTTCGTCAATCCCACATTTAAAGAAATAGGAGCGTCTAAAAATCGAAATGCGGGATTGCAAGCCGGTATGGGACTGCCAGCGTATTACCGCTTTCCCTCAGCAGTCTACCAAAATTTAAACACTCCTACTCAATATAAGTGTATCATAAATATGACAATATGTCAAGCATTTCTTTTTTGATATCCACATTTTCAAACCACGCTTTTCCGGAATTATAATAACGCTTAAATGACATAGCTGTATCGGAAAGCTGGGATAGTAAATAGGTGTCCTCAAAATGCGAGTTCGCGTCAAACGCAAATTTTAGTTTAAATTTTTCGTTCGCTTTACTGGAAAAATAAAGACAGTCCTTATTTATCCAAACCCCTATGTTTTCTGCGGTTCCTAAAACACCGTCGTTTATAGTTATTGTGCAGTAGTAATATTTATCTTTGGTTTCCAATTTGCGAACAAACGAATAGGTGTCAAGCATGTATTTATTTGACGATGCAAATTGTACGTAATTTGATTCACTAAAAGCGCGGTTGAAACCACTGGAAAGTAGGGCTTCTTTTGCGGCCTGATTCTCCGTTACTTCCAGCACCCAACCATCACCGCGCAGAAATTTTGTGTCAGATTCCAAACGCTTCTGAATTCCCAAAGCCTTGTAATAAGGATTCAAGATGGAAACGTTATTTCCGCATAAAATATTACGTACATATCTAGTCTGTTTACCAAACCCTCTGGCAATGGAATTCTGAATGCTTATAAATTTAGAAATCTCATTCTCGCAATAATGCTCAGTCTCAGACTGGAACTCATCCATGAATCTGTTTTCCACTTCTATAAAGCGTGAGGAAACCTTCTTTATTGTGTCCGCATTATTAAGGAATGTAGCAAAGCCGCATTCGGTGTCGTTCAAATACAAAACTTTGTAAGCGCCCCTCATTTCAGACTTTGCGTGCATTTCAAAGTCAGAAGGGTAAAGCTGCGCAATGTCACTAAAAAATGAGTTCTCACAGTCAGACAACTCATAGTTGTATCTATATTGTAGCATAAATTTACGCTTATTATCTTTTAAAAAATCATCAAAAATTGTACGCTTTGCTGAGAATGTTTTTCCGGCTGTACGATTTCCTGTTACAATAAATAATTCTGGAGTTTTACCGTTCAAGTCTTTCTTGCTCAGTAATCTGGATATATCATAGTACTTGCTCATGCGTTCCTCCTTATATTAAAATAGGGACGTTTTCACGCCCCTAATAATTGCAGATATATAAAAATGTGTTGTTAAATAGCTTTAAGCTGTAAAAATTCTCTGTCTGATTTAGATGTGCCCGACGCAATCTGTACCCTGATAGGGTGTTCTGCGCTAGGTTCTCCAAAAATGTCTACAAGATTATGAACACAATCGTTTACCGTAGGGGACATAGTTGTGTACATTTCTCCTTCTGCCGTAAACAGTACGGTGCAAACTCCCAGTTCCGGTTCCTTTGTGTTCTTTCTCTCGGTTTCGTACTGCACGATATCAGTTACGGAAAACTCATCGCCCACAAAGTCTTGCATCTGTTTACCGTTTACAGTACGCGCATTGTAAAGCATCATTTTGTCGGTAGTGGTGTTAATTAAATCTCTCATTTTCCTTTTCTCTCCTTATTTGTCATATTCATTAACATGGTTTACTGGTTATTCCGTTACGCCGAAAGCTTCCTTAATTTCTGCGTCTCCATCTGGTACAACAAAAGAATTCTTAATAAAATCTTCTTCGCTCATGGCTCTTGTCTCTTCTACTGTTGCTGTTCCAAGACAGATAAGCTTGCCTTCATGCTCAGGCCACTTTGCTGTTGCTTCTTTAAGGATTTTCTTTGTGTCCCCCAGCTTCTTTCCGGTAATCTTTTCAGGAAGGGTTACAACCTGTCCTGACTGCGTATCAAAATACGCGATTGTAGCTTCTGTGATTTTGAATGTTCTGGTGATATGACCTCTCATATTCTCACCTCTCCTTTCATGTGCCTATTGTTTCGTTTTGGTCTATTAACTTGTTACAATTCATTATACCATGTTTTACTGCATTTTGTCAAGCACTTTACCAAAAGATTTCGGCGGCTTGTACGCTTTTTGCTTGTAAAGTGTGAAATCTGCATCCACCAAAAGAATCCCTCCCTTCACTTGCTTCTGCTTTAATTGACTATTTAACGTTAATCCATAATCAAAGCATGAGATAGGTCTTGTAGCAAGCAAATACTGTTTCGTACGGTCTTGCATCCCCGCACATTTAATTTCCCAATGAGGTGTCACTTTTTTATGGTTTTCCTTGCGGATAAATTCACAGTAAGTTTTCTGGCGTATGAACTTTGCGCGGCTCCATTCTGATTCTAATTTCCAGCATAACAATTTTGAGGAATGTTCTACAATTTTGTTTGGTTCACATTTAAACATGTGCAAGCTGTCTGTGTCGGCATAAATAAAGTTATCGTAGTTAGCCTGTGCATGTGTGATTGTAAAGTAGCGCGCATAGGATGTTACAAAACTTCCCTGTGCTATGGAAAGCGTTTTCTTATTGTGCTCTTCATGCAAAATAAATCTGAGCAATCCGTCCTCGTCTAAATATGGTTCCTGATAACTGCTATCATCGTTTGTTGCAAGTTTGCCATAACAATTGTTTAGGAAAAGCTTTGCTTCTTCTCGTGCACCTCCTTCGGAGTTCATTTTCATTGCCATATATTTATCTATGTACTCGTCAAATAATCCAGAAACTGCATTAAAATAACATCCACTTAAAATCTCAATTTCATGTATATCGTAATGTTCCAAAAACAGTTTATAATCAAGACTTGTTAACGTAAATTCTGCGTATGCCAATTGCAGTATACCATCTGCATCGTAATAATACGCGTATTTTTTACCGCCAAACTGAACGTCCGAAGAGGTTAGCCATTCTGTGGACTTATACATAAGACTATCTTTAATCTGCATTGTAGGCAAGTGGTTAGGCTTTATTGTAAACCGCGCTTTCAGTCTTACAAAAAATACTCTATTCTCTTGCAAAGCTTCTTCGGGTATTTTGTTGCCTGTCCAAAATGTAGGCTTACCTACTGGATAAATGTTACCGCTTTTGGAATGCATAACAGATGGGTAAAGACTATTTACATCATACGTCATACCATCTGCGTCTATCCATTTATTCATATATTTTGGATTGCAATAACACCAACCTCCACGATAAGAGCGACGTATATATGCGTCTGCATTCGGATATTTGTAAGCTTGTTCGTCAAGTGTAATTGCTTTAAGGTCTGGATACATTGCGTTCCATTGCTCTTTATCAAAACACTTCTTATATTCAGCTATACAATTACTTCCTATCGTTAAACGAGTGTTGCCAGAATCTAGCATAAATTCAAGAGCTTCTTTAAGTACCAAAACATCATTTATTATGTACTGCATTTCTTCGGGTTTTATTAAACCGCCAGCATGACGTTCTCCTTTATACTCCATTTCAAGTTTACGATGTTTAGTATTAAACGCTTTTCCCATTCGTGCTAGCGTCATTGGCATAAGTTTTGCACTATCTCGTATTTCTATTAATGTCCGTCCTGTGCAGACAGTAATGGAATACCAGCGATTTTGTCCTGAAATGATTGCGTCGAATTCCCCCTTATAAAGCTTTTCGTATGGCTTCTTGCGATGATGGAATTTATATCCATTTTCCATGAGAGTATTGAGCAGAAAATTACCGTCGAATTTTACATTATGAAAATATGCAATCACTTTTTCTTCACAAAGATTATGAAAGAACTTAATGAAATCATGAATATTATTATACACTGTAACAAAATCTGAATACAGTTCTGCAATAGCCGCACTCCATACTTCCGTACTCGTTTGTTGTTTTGTATCATCATCTACAGTTGTTTCAAAGTCGCACGAAAATATTCGCATGATTATACCGTCCTATTCCTCGTCATAAAATTCGTTTTCCATGAATGACCTTTTTTCGTTTTCTGGTACTTTCAAATATGTTAGCATTTCGTTCAATGATGCTTGCAGACGGATTGCGTCATATGCTTCTTTTGCAGATAGCCAATTTCCTTTGCGCTTTCCTTCTTCCAGCATCTGCGCCGCCGCGTCTGCACCATAAGTATTTACGATTCTGTCTATCCAGCTTTTCGCCATATCACGACGGTCTGTAACTCGTCTATCCCAGCGTCCAAAAACATAGGACGAAATGAGGTCATAAAAATTCTCTAGGATAATGCTGGAAATATCTGGTGCTGTCGCGAACACATCCATGTTTCCGGTTTGCTGATAAAGCTTACGGTCTTGACGGTATCTTTTACGACCTTCTTTAGGAGTGAATATTTCTCCTGTGTTGAAATCAACGTAGGCTGTTGCGTAAGAGCGTCGTTTTTCAGGAGTGAGTTTTTTCAGGCGGTTTATGGAACCGCGAGTAATTTTCTTTGGAATTTTGGGAATTAACTTTTCTGTGTCGTAAATAAAACCACGACGGTTTTCTGCACGTACCCAAGACTGCAAGTTTTTACGGATTCTACGGTATTCTTTTTCTACGGCTGTTAATCGTTTTCTTCTTTTCGGCATGGCTTACTCTCCTTATAAAATTCGTCGGCATCTACAAAACAATCAATTTTAGAATACATCCGGTCTATTAAAGATAGTGCTACGTCTTGCTGGTCACTGTTTACACGTGTTAACACATTTCTTAATGCCAACATAATTATCGCATATTCCTGTCGCGTAAAACCTAGTATCACAATCTTCTTTTTCATTTGTTCACCTCCTTTGTCGCTATACTCTATTATATCATATTTCAGGACATTTGTAAATAAAATACACCTGTTCTATAATGTGTAGCACAGGTGTAACAGTGGACTTAAAAATTGTCTTTTATGTGCTTTATAACTTGTGCAGTTATGGAACATCCGATTAGATATACTGTAAGGGATATTATTGCGGTTAGAACGATTATGATGATTTCAATCATTTTGGGCTCCTCCTGTATTCTTTTGCCATGGTTAAAAAAGTATCAAGTAGATATTGTAGATACATTATGTCTAAGTGTCCATCAGGTTTTAAAACTCCCTGAATATCAGAATATGTTACTCTAAGTCTGTAAGCTTCTTCATATGTCAATTCACCTCCATAAAATAGTAATGAAATACTTGTTTCTCCTGTTACGGGAATTGTCATAACATAAACTTCATAGTTACTAGCTGGTATTATCTCTAAGAATTTGTAGATATCTATTTTAAAGAATTCCTCAATCTGAAAATTTATATTTGCCGTGTTTAATCCTCCCATTCAGCGGCGTTCTTAAGACGCTCAATATAGTCTGGAAAATAATGCATCATATTGTATTCTAAGGCTGTTTCAAATGTTGTCAAGGAAATGTATAATTTAGAAGTGGATGTTCTTCCGTTAATAACGTTTGAGCCTGTAAAGTGAGAATTAAGAGTAATACATCCGAACTCATTTACATACGCGGAAAATGATTCACCCTCACTTGTTTCTATACAACAGACTCTATCATTGCGATAGAGTCTGAGATTATCTGAGCAAGTTTGCTCTATTAATTGTTCCATGATGGATTGAATTGCGTCTAAATTCATTGTGTTTCCTCCTTTACATGTTCCAAAGATAGTCGTTATAGTAGTCGTATTCATAGTACGCTGGTTCAGATTCATATTCGTCTGCGGGTTCGTCGGGAATGAATTCTTGCTCTTCTGTGTGGATTAGATTGAGTTCGTCAATGTAAGCTTTCAGAAGAGAGTCAGATATGAGAGAGTACTTATAGATAAGAACTTCCTTATTCAGTTGTTTGTTGTATTTTCTTGCGGTGAGAACCGCTTTTAATACTAGTTGTTCGTGATTCATTATAACACCTTCCCTCT